CACGCGGCAGAAAATCCGTGACCTCGCGTTAAACCGCGCGGGCAACCGCGCGCTCGACGCCGACGCCGCCGACTTTCTCGCGCAGCACCTCTTCGAGCTCTACACGCTCGCCGACTGGCCGTTTCTCTATGTGTCAGCGGCGCTCACGCTCTCGGGCCCGACGATCGCCTTGCCCGATGATTTCATCACCGCCGCCGACGACCACGCGTTTCAGATCGTGGCGATTGACGGCTCGCCGCAAGCGAATGTGTTTGCGCTCGAGATCTCCCCCGAGGAGCTCGCCGCCATCGCCCCGCCGCCGGGCTCGAGCGCAGGCGGCGTGCCGCTCTACTGGGCCGTGTCGCGGAGCGATACCACCGCGAGCGTGGCCCCTGACCCGACCGGCCGGCGGATCGACGTGCTCTTGCGCTACAAGCGGCTGCCGCCCGACCCGCTCCCGGCCGACGAGCCGACCGATATCCCGGTCTTTCCGTACCACAATTACCTCGTGCAGGCGGTCTACGTGTTTGCGCTCGAGCACGAGCGCGACGCCCGCGCACAAGCCGAGGCCGCGGCCCGCGACAATCTGCTGGGGATGATTCGCCGCGGCGCCGCGCCTCTCCGCTCGCAACGCGCCGACATTCCGCTCGACCCGGCGGTCTTTCGGGCGCCCTTCCGAGGCGACTGATGCCGGGCGCACCCGACCGCGAAACCCCGATCCCCGTCCGCCGCTTTCAGGGGACCATGCTCGCGATTGACCCGGCGTTTGTGCCGCCGGGCTTTCTCGCCCAGTGCAACAATTGGGTCCCCGACCCGACGTACGTCCTCACCAAGCGGCTCGGGTCGCTCATGTGGCAAACCATGCCAGGCGGCACGCGGGTCGACCCGCTCATGTATATGACGGGCTCCGACGGCCACCGCTACCTCTACGCCTTGGCGGCCCCCGCGAGCGGCGACACGGGCGGCTCGACGCTCTACGTGTCCGTTGATGACGGCACCTTTGCCGCGGTGCCTAATGGGAAATTCGCGTCGGCGAATCCGCGCCACGGCATGGCGAACCTCGGCGATAATCTTTTCGTCGGCAACGCCACCGATCCCATCAAACAGATTCCGCTCGGCGGCACGGCCATTGACTTGGTCAATATCGGGCTCGCGGTCGATACCGGCCTGGTGACGACCCTCGTCGACGACGCGAATAGCAACCTGATCGCGGGGACCTATTCCTACCGCTGGGGCACATACAATACGAGCACGCAACGCTGGACGGGCTTGGCAGGCGTCCGGACGATCACGACGACCGCGTCCAGCCGTGCCCGGCTGGTCTTTCGTGCTCCGACCGGCGGGCTCGCGGCCAACGAAAAATGGCATCTCTTCGTCGCCGGGGCCGACCAGATGATTGAGGGCGCGCACGACCAGACGCCCGACGGGCTTCCTGTATCGACGGGCGCAGATCAATTTTCGCTGTACGACGACCCGTCAACAGACGGCGACCCGGTGCCGATTCCAAGCACCGTCAACCGCCGCGGCACCCATTTGGTCGCACATCGCGGATGTCTCTGGGGCGCGGGCGGCATCGGCGCGGCCGCGCAACGCGCGTGGAGCTCCAGCGTGATCGTGCCCGGCCTCGAGCAAACGACCTTCAATCAAGGCACGTTCTTTCCGGCCACGGCCTTGACCCGCGACGTCGGCGACCCGGTCACGGGCTTGGCCGTCGTGCCGCAATCGTCGGGCAGCATGCAGCCGACGGCGCCACTCGCCATCTTTACGGCCGTGCAAACCTGGCTCTTTCAAGGCGACATGGTCGGCGACCCGTCGGCGTCGCTCACGCAAATGTCGGCCGAGGTCGGCTGCCCGAGCGACCGCACGATCGTGGCGACGCCGGTCGGCGTCATCTTCTGCGGCAAGCGGAGCGTATATCTCCTCTCCCCGGCGGCCGCCGAGCCACGTGATATCGGCTGGCCGATTGAAAGCGCGATCCGCCAGATTCCCGCCGTCGGGCGCCCCGTGTGCTGGGCCATCTATCATCGCGGGTTTTACAAGCTGGCGATCGTGACGCCGGGCAGCGTTGAGCCGACTGTGCAATGGTGGCTTGATCTCCGCCGCGGCCTCGGCGACCCGCCGTCGTGGTGGGGCCCGCATACCGCGCCGGCCTACACGGCGAGCACGCGGGCGCCGAATCACCCGCAAGAGGACGATCGGCAATGGGCCACGCTCGGCTCGACCGTGACGGCACAAGCGCTTCTCGTCGACCAGGCCAACGCCTACGTTGAGGATGGCGTCCCGGCTGTGCCCATTCAGTCGCGGTGGAAAAGTGCCTATCTCGACGCCAACGCGCCACTCGTGCCAAAGCTCGCGAAGCGGGTCCGAGTCGTCGCCCGCGTGAGCTCGCCGACGTCGCTCCTCGCGACCGTGCAGGGCGATGAGGCCACCTCGGCGACCGGCATCCTCCCGCTCAGTGCCTCGACTGGCGGCGTCTGGAATCAAAGCGCGTGGAATGCGGCGCAATGGGTGGTCACGGCACTTGACTTGGCGGAATGGGAAGTGCCGGTGCCGGAGATTCGCGCGCGGAGTTTCCAAGTAACGATGTCACACACCGATGCAGTTCGGGTTGACCTCCGCGACTTTGAGCTCCGCGTACAACCGTCGGCGAGGGAAACCCGCTAATGGCCATCATCCAGCGCCCGCCAAAGGAAGGCAACGCGACGACGTATCAGGGCAAGGTGGCGCAGGGCTATACCCTCATCCTCGCTTCAGAGGTCGACGCAGATTTTGATGCCATCTATGCCGCATGGAACGGTGGCACCGATACGGTCAATATCGTCAACGGGTCGATCACGGCCGCCAAACTGGCCCCGGGGGCCGCCGCCACCAACTTGGGGCCCGCGGGCGGCGACTTAAGCGGCGCCTATCCCACCCCGGCGGTGGCAAGGATCAACAGCGGCACTCTCGCCGTGAATCCCCGGGCAAATCTCTCGGCTGCGGCAGTCTTTGACATCGTGGCCAACGCGCCGAGCTCGATTGGCTACGATTCGAATAAGCCAGGCTGGCTGCTGCGCTTCAATTATCCCACCGATACCCTCGAAATATGGCGGGCGCCCGCCGGTACGACTAATTGGGCCGCACTCTTTAGCATCAATAACGCCGGGAAAATCAGCGGCGGGGCGGCTGTCGGCGCGCGAAAGACCTTCAGCCCGGGCGGGTTTTCCACCTCGACGTACAACACGCCCGTCCTCGTCTACACCTTGCCGGCCATCACGACCCGTGGCGGTGCCGTGCTGCTGGTGATGAATCACACGTTGTATTACACGAGCTCGGCGACGGGCGGGAACGGAGCAATCTCGACTTTGATCTTTCGCAATGGGACGCAGCTGACCCTCCACCAGCAAAATTATGGCTCCGGGGGCGGGCAGGTTGTCGTGCCCGTGCCGGCGCTCACCTATCTCGATACTCCCCTGGCCGGAACGTACACCTACGATCTCCGTGTGCAGCTGTCGAGCACGACGAGCCCGTCCGTGGTCGCGTCGGGCTTTGGGGATTGTAGCGCGCAGGAGATTGGCTAATGGCGACGACGTTTACCTGCGCCACGTGTGGCGCAACCACCGAGGACCCGACGGGATGGGCGCGGGCACAGATCACGCACACACATTACGTGTCGGGCGACCCAGTCACCGTGACGGGCGACGCTGCGGTTGAGGTCGTCGACTTTGACACCGACACGTGTCGCGATGCGTGGACGGCGCGCTTGCAGGCCCCGGCATGAGCACGAGCAACGGCCACGACGTCCTCGACCGCGCCACCATTCGCGCGCGGCGCGAGGCCGTGCACGCCGAGCTCTTGACGAGCATGCAAGCCGTCGAGCGCTACCGCGGCGCGCTCGCGATTCTCGACGACCTCTTGCAGCTCGCGGACCCGACGCCCGAGGCGGACTCATGATTCGCCCCGCCGTGTTTGCCGACGTGCCCGGGCTCCGCCGCCTCTTTGCGGCGCTCGTCGCTGAGCTCGGGCCGACGCCGTATCCGACGCACGGCCCCGAGGATTTGGATAGCTTCACGCTGTTGACGGCGCAGCGTATCGACGACCCCGCGTTGCTCATGTATGTCGCCACCGACGACGACACGGGCGAGCTGGTCGGGTTTCTCGGCGGCGAGATCTCGCAGCGCGCCATTGGCGAGCCGCGCGTCTTTGGCAACGCGCATTGGCTCTACATCGCCCCCGCGTACCGTGGCCACGGCGTCGCCCGGGCACTCGTCGCGCGCGGCGTGGCCGACTTGGAAGCGCTCGGCGTCACCCACGTCGAGCTCGCCGCCGTCGCTGGCGACACGCAATGGGCGGCGCGGGGCTGGCTCCCCTTCTTGGTGCACCATGCATTGCCGCTTGAGGCCGTCCGGGCCGGCGTCGCCGAGCGTCCCGCCGTCGACCAACCCACCTCGGCGGCCTCGACGGCGCCGGCCCCTGTGCTCGAGGCCATCACGGCGCCTCGCAAACGGCGGCGCCGCAAGCGCACTGCACCGCGACCGAAACTCCTGGCCGGGGGCCGTGCGTGAGTCTCGTCATTCGCAGCGCCGAGCCGGGCGACCGCCGCAACCTCGAGCACTTGCTCGCGGCTTTGATCCGCGAGCATCAAGCGGCCTTTCCCGCCGCCTACCCCCACTTCCCCGACGCCGCTGAGGCCGCCGCTTCCATTGCCGCCGGCTACGCCGAGCGGCTGACGCACGATTCAGGTCTGGTCGCCGTGCTGGCCGTCGACCGCGCGCCCGTGGGGGTTTTGGTGGGCGAGGTGTGCGCGCGTCCCGTCGGTCAGCCGGCGACCGTCGGCTTTGTGGAATGGTTCTACGTGACGCCCGAGGCGCGCGGGCAAGGCATTGGCCGCGCGATTATCCGGGCCGCGCTCGCCCTCGTGCGCCCACTCGGCGTCACGTACATCGAAGTCTCGAGCGTGCCCGGCGACCGGCAATGGCAACGGCGGGGCTGGCAGGAAAGCGCGCGCCGCTACGTCGCCCCCGTCGCGCACGTCGACGCATGGGTCGGCCCTGAGGAGGTCGCGCATGATGCAGGATAGCCGTCGCTACCACCGCACGCGCCCGCCGACGTTTAGGCGGGCGTACGGCTCGCAGCAGTCCACGCCCGGGGTCGTGTCGCCGTATGGCGGCCTCCCGCAGATGATTGCCGGGCGCATCAGTCGGCAACAGCTCTCCCCGCTCTTGCTCGGGCTCGGCGTCGGGCAAGGGCCGAAATATCAGAAGCTTATGAGCGACATTCAAAGCGGCCGTGCCTCGGGGCCGCTCGCCTCGGCAATCCAGCAGATCCAAGGGTTTGCGCCGGGCGTCATTGGGGGTGCGCAGGACATCGGGAAACAAATCTCCCAGATGGGCGGCCCGGCGTACGAGCAGCTCAAGTCCTCGATTGCCGCCGCGCAGGCACAGATGCCGCAGTATCAGCAAGGCATCAACCGGGCCTTTCAGGCCGACGTGGGCGCGCTGCAACAAGCGCAGAACCTCTACGGGCAAGCCGCTGGCATGCTTCCCGGCTTGCAGCAGACCGCGGCGCAAGGCACGGCGGGCGCGCAGCAAGCGCTCGACTTGGCGCGCCAGTACACGACCGGGTCGCAGATGACGGGCGCGCAGCAGGCCGTCGACTTGGCACAGCGCTATGCGCAGCAAGCGGCCTCGCCGATTGCCAATGAAGATCTCTATCAGATGGCCTCGCGTCGGGCGCTCGCGCAGCTTCAACCCGGCCTCGCGGGGCGTGGGCTCGAGGCCGGCGGCGCCGGCGCGCAAGCGTCGGCCGACGTGACTCGTGACCTCGCCTATCAGTTCGCACAGAATCAGGCGGCGCAGCGGCAAGCGACGCTGCAAGGCTTGACGGGGGCTGCTGGCAATCTTGGCAACTTGCAGCAACAAGGCTTGCAAGGGTTGCAGGGTGCCAGCCAAGGCGTGCAGCAGGCGGCTGCTGGGCAAGCTTCCCTCGGGCAGACTATGCTCCCGTATTTACAGGCGATTCAGCAGGGTGGGGGGCAGCTCGGGCAGGCCGCGCAGCAGGGGGCCGCCATGCTCATGACGGGCCCCGAGCTCGCGCAACAGCAATTCAACGCTATGCAGCAGTATGGCAACGCGCTCATGCAGCAGTATAACTTGCCCATGCAAGCGGCGGGCAATCTCACCAACTTGCTGACCGCGGGCATGTCGCCGGGCTTGCAGATGCTCCAGGCGACGTCGCCGCAAGTCGCGAGTTCGAGCAAGGGTTATAACATTATATGACGCACGATAGCCGGCGGTATCATCGCCTGCGGCGCCCGCCACACGCGCGTGCGTATGGCATGCTCGGTGCACTCGGCGAGGCCGCCGGGAGCGCCGCCGGCGCCGTGGGGAGCGGCCTGGAGAGCGCCGCGGGCGCCGTGGCCCCGGCTGCCACCTCGGCACTCGGGTCGCTGGGACAAGGGATTCAATCGCTCTTTAGCTCAGGCGGCGGCGAGGCTGGCAAACTCGCGTCGCTTGGGCAAACCGTGCCGGAGGGTGTCGAGCTCGCGGGCCCGAGCTCCACGTTTACGGGTCCGGGGTTTCTCTCGAGTGTCGCGCAAGGTTTCGTGCACGGCCCGCAGCAGTTTGCGAACCCGAGTGCAGGCACCAGCCTCGGGCAAGGCGTCGGCGGCCTCTTGCAAGCGCTCGACCAGATGAATTCGCAACGGCAAGGCGGCATGTCCATGCAACCGATTGTGGGCGGCGTGACCGGTGTCCAGCCGTTGCAGGGACCGCGCGTCATTCCGGGCGGCTCGGCGCAACCGGCGACGGGGCCAATCATGTCGCTCTTGAAGGTGATCGGGAGCCTCTGAGATGGGCGACTCGCCGATTTTCAACACGCTGCAAAACGTCGCCGGCTACGGCGTCGGGACGCTCGCGGCGCTCACCACGATCAAGTCGGGCGGCCTCGGCAACTACATCATGAACCGCCAGCGCATGCTGCAGGACCCAAACTTCCGCGCGTCGCTCGAGGGCTCGCCGTTCACGTCGGGATTCTTTGGCGTCTCAGGGTCGACTGGCGCGGCGCCGGCGTTGCCGCAGCTCCCGGCGGCGGGACAACCAGTGGCGCAACCGAGCGACGTTGTCGGGCCGCCGGCGCCCGGGCAACAAGTCGCGCCGCCCGCGCCCGCGGCGCCCGGGCAACTCCCCGCGCCGACGGCGATGAACGTGCCCGGCTATGAGCCCGGGACGGGCCGTGCGTGGCATCCGTACTTGTCGCCCTACGAGCCCAAGACCGCGCTCGAGCAACAGGGACTCGCGACGACGGAAATCGGCGTCACGTCGCCCGACCCGACGCAGCGCGCACAGTTCAAGATGGCGGGCGGCATCCCGCTCAATCAGCAAGAACAGGACGCGGCCGTCGGGGCGGCCCGGCGTGTCCAAGCCCTCGGCGGCCCAGGGACCGTTGTGCAGCTCGACATCCCGGGCATGAAAACGAATGTCGGGAGCCCATACAACTTCTCGGCCGTGACGTCGGAGGAGTATCCGACGCCGCAGCTCGCCGCCGCCGCGGCCGCCGCACGTAACGCGAACATCCCGGCCGGCAACCCGCAATGGCAAGTCGTGCCCTCGGGCCGCGGCACCTACTTGCTCGCGCCGCCCGCGAGCGCCGCGCAAACCTTGCCCGCCGCCCCGCCGGCACCGGAATTTCGCGGTCCCGGCGGCGCGGCGACGACGCAAACACCAACGACGGGCGGGCCGCCCGCAACGGTCGCGACCCGTGCGAATAATCCGGGGAATATCAAAGACGGCCCGTTCGCGCGTTCACAGCCGGGGTATGTCGGCGCCGGCCCGGAAGCGACGGATGGGGGACGGTTTGCGGTCTTCGACTCGCCCGCCTCGGGCTTTGCCGCGCAAGGGAATCTGTTGAGCGGCCCGGCATATCGGAACCTGAGCGTCGGGGATGCGCTCACCAAGTGGTCGAATGGCGGTTACGGCGGCGAGCTGGTCGCGCCGCTCGGCATCGACCCGAGCCGCAAGGTCGGCGCGCTCACGCCTGAAGAGCTGGCCGCCGTCACACACCAGCAGGCCGTGCGTGAGGGCTATCAGTTCGGCGGGACCGCACCACCCGCAGCGCCCCCACCGCCGCCACCCCAGGTCGCCCGCGCGGCGCCACCCGCACCGGCACGCCCCGCGCCACGCCCCGCACCACCCCCACCCGCCGCCGCAGCGCCGACGTGGGACCCAAACGAGACGGTGCCGCATGTGGTAATCCCCGCGCCCGAGCAACGCGTCGGCTATCCCTCGCCCGCTTTTGGGGGCGAGACGCCGCCGACCGTGCCGATGACGACGACGACGGTCGCGCCCGGGGCCGCAGTCACCGCCGCCGCTACACCACCACCACCGATGCCGCCGGGCGCCATCCCGGTCGATCCCAAGACCGGCCTCCCGCTCTCCGGCAGCACGCAGACCTGGCAAGGTGGGAGCCAGACCTACACCGCCCCGAATCTCGGCGACGTCGATACGCAGCTCCGCCTCAACAAGGCAGGCATCACCGACCCGAAACTCGCGACGCCGCCGCAGATTGCGAACTACTTTGCGCAAGAACGCGCGTGGGGGCTGCAGCAGAAAATGGACGACGCCGACGTCGCGCGGCTCCGCCGCAGCATGAGCGAGGGCGACGCAGAAGGCTTGCGGCAGTTGATCGACCTCCGCAACCAGGTCAACCGCTTCGAGGAGAAATACGACACGCCGGAGAAGCGTGCACAATTCGTTGGGCCCGCGACGTGGCTCTGGCAAACCGGGCTGCGCGATATTCGCTGGCAAGGCTCGCGCGACATTGCAAACTTCCGGAGCGCACTGGCACCGTTCTCGTTTGACACACTCGGCGCGAAAGATTCACCGCTGAAGGGCGACCTGACCGGGCTCGCCGCGTCGGCGCCGAGCGGAAGCGATAGCCCCGAGCAATTTGAGAGTAACCTGCAATCCTTGAAAGACCGGCTCGACGACAAGATCACGCAACGGCTCGCGTTCCGCGGCGTGCCCGAGAGCGAGATTACCCCCGACCGCGTCAATGGTGTCCTTGAGGCCGCGCAAGCCGATCGCTTTGCGCGCCGGCTGCAAGCGTTCGAGCCGCCCGTCGCCGCCGCGCCACCGGTCGCACCGACCTCGCCGCCAGCTCCCTCGAGCTCGCCGCCCCCGCCAACACCCTCAAGCCCGCCCCCGGCACCAGGCACCGCCTATGCTGGCCCGACAGCCGCGGCCCCGCCGCCGTGGCAACCGACGTGGATTCACTAGGCGATGGCTGACCAAGCCGTCTTTGCCTACCAAGTGCAATTGCCCGACGGGAACACGGCCGTGCGCACGGGCGGGGCCGACCGGCCCCCGACGCACGGCGAGCTCGCGGACTACGCCGCAAACCAGGGCGAGCGCTACTTGGGGCCGGTCGCGATGTCGCCCGCCGTGCCGACCGCGAAGCCGCCCGCCGAGGCGGCGCCCGCACCGGCCGTGCCGGCACCGCCGCCGCCCGCTGCGGCCGCGGACACGGGCCCGACGGGTGGCGAGCAAGCACCGTCGATGTTCCTGCCCGACCGATCGCTCGCGAGCCAAGTGCCAAGCATGGTCGGCGGCTTCGGGCTCGGCACGCTCGGGGCTGCGGCCGGGGCGCTGACCGGCCCGTTTGCGCCCGTGGCCGTGCCACTCCTCGCGATGGGGGGTGCCGCGCTTGGCTCGGGCGGCCTTGAGTACTTGCAAGCGAAAGCGGAGCAAGAGGGCGGCGTGGCACCGTCGGAAGCGGGCACGCCGGGTGAGCGTGCTTATCGGGCGGCCATCCGCGGGGGGGCCGGGGAGGCGGGTGGCCAAGCGTTGACGCTGGGTGCACAAGCCGTCAAGGCGGTGGCTGGCCCGACGCTCCGGGCGGCGGAGACGCTCGCCCCGACGCTCACCCGCGAGCTGCCGCCCGAGGCGATGGCGACGACGACGCGGGTCGGGCAGTTGATCCGTGACCCGGCGGCGCTCGCGGGCGCCGAGCTGACGCCGCAAGGCCAGCAAACCGTGCTCTCAGCATGGTGGCAGCATCATGCGCCCCAGGGAGCCCAAGCGGTCAGCGATGCGTGGAATGCGCTCGGCCCAGCCGGGCAGAGCGTCTTGGCGGGGCCGCAGCGCGACGCCATGAGCACGCTCGTCAGCTCCGTCCGTCCCGGGTCGCCGTTGCTCAGCATGAGAATGGGCGACATCCTCTCCGCGGGCGGGGTTCCAACGGCCCTCTGGCACTACGGTGTAATTCCCAAGGAAGCTGCCGTCGGGCTCACGCTCGCGACCAAGGCTGCGCAGGAGTATCTGCCCCGCTTGCTGACGAAGACGCCCGTGCTCGACTGGGTCTCACAGCTCCCGCAGATTTCAAGGGTCGCGAGCCCATGGGCGAGCGTCACGACCCGGGCGGGGGGACAAGTCGCTGCGCGCGAGACGCTCCCCTAGCGCCCGTACTTGATGCGCCACCGTGCGTGGGCCGCGCGGTAATACCTGCGCTCCCCGTCGCGGTTGGGGAAGACCACGCGGAATGCCCGCACGATCGGCGTCCCGACGACCCCAATCAGGCGGGAGCCAATGCAGCCGATGGCCCCGATCGTCAGCGCGTCCAGCAGGAACATCATACCCGCTAGACGCTACCTGTAACGCTAACGGGTCGGCAAGGGGGCGCCTTGGCGGATGCGCCACGCCATCACCCGGCACTTGCCGCTGCAGTAGCGCGCCGTCGTGCGCTCAGGCCGGAAGTGTTGCCGGCACTGCGCGCAGAGTTTTGTCCGACCCTGTAACGGATTCCGTGCCCGTGGTACGCTAAGGACCCCCCGGGGAGCCTCCTCGGTCATGCTGCCCCCGGCGTACGCTTTAGAAGCGTTACTGGGGTGCTTCCGGGCCCACTCTCGTTCGCATCCGTGCCGCGACGCCGCCGCAAATAGGTCGCGAGCGCGTCGGCAACCCATTCGCGCACGCTGACGTCCTCCTCGAGCGCCGCCAGCTTGACGGCGCGATGCAACCGGCGCGGGACCCGGGTGCCGAGTTGCAGGAGGCTACTGTCCACTCGAGCCATGGGCGGATCCTTCCGTGTGGGTCGCCGCGAGGTAGGCGGCGAGCAAGAGGGCCTCAGCCGGGCCCTCGTCGGCGGGCGCAATCGCGCCGAGACTGGGAAACCGTTCCTGCGCCCGGAGCCGGGAGGCGTGCTTGTCGGCGCCGAGGAGCCCGGCGTGTTTCTTCCACACGGCCGGCGGGACGACGTGATAGGCGACCCGGGCCGACACGAGGAGCCCGAGCCACAACCCAAAGCCGACGCCGATGCGGTAGCTCGAGGCGACGCCTTGCCCCGGCCGGGCCCCTTGCGCCTCGAGGGCGACCGCGACCGCATGAATCGGCACGGGCCGGCCGTCGATGGCGCGGGCGAGGAGTTCGCGCATGGCCGCCGGGTCGTAGTCGAGGCGTCGCGTGCGATTGCGGAGCACCTCGACCCGGGGCGTGCGGTGCAGCTCGGCGGCAAAGGCTTGCCCGTGCGCGTCGAGGTCGAGGACGGCGAGGCCGCCGAGCTGGCCCGGATCGATACCCACGACCCTACGCAAGGCGCCCCCGCCGCGGGCACACGAGCGCATGGCGCCACCACCGCCCGCACCGCCCGCAGTAGAGCCCGAGGAGCACGGCCAGGGCCCGCCACCGCGGCGGGCGACGGAGCTCGACCAAGACCACCGGCCGCGAGCCGTTGACGAGCACTCAGCCCTCCTCGTCGTCGTTGGCCACGCGGCGGCGTCGCCAGCGCCCCGTCCGTGCGTCTTCCGCCGCCCAATAGCGGCGCCACCAGGCGAGATCTTGGACCGCATACGTGCGTTGCTGCGGTGGCGGCAGGAGCGCTTGCTGCGCTGCGGTCGCCGCCCGCTCGAGCTCGTCCCAAGTCCGACGGGCCGCACGCGTCCGGGCGCAGACCGGACAGTCGACCCGGCGCGCCGCCCGCCGAATCTCCGCCGGCCTCGGGAAAAACCGGCACTCCCGCAGCACGGTCAACACACCGCCCTCGATTGCCGGCAGGTGGAACTCGTCCAGCGCGAGCCAGTAGCCCGCGACGCGGGCCGCGCTCACGGGCTCGTTGAAGACCTCGCCCAATAGCGCCATCAGTTCCCCGAATCGCCTGCGATCGCCGTCCGTCATAGGCCCAGCCCTTTCTTAATCGCCTCGGCATTGCCGGCGGTGCGCGTGGTGACGCCGAAGAGTTGGGGCTCCGGTGGCTCGTCCTCCCAGCGGCGGCCGTTCAGGTACGTCGCGGGATAGGGGACGAAGCCGCCATGCTCCTTGCGCCACTCTGGCAGCTCGCGTTGCCACGCCAGCGCCTCAAGGATGGCTTTGAGTGGGGGGGGGCGCAGTTTCGCCCACGCCTTTCGCGCTTTCTGCTTATCGACATGGCGCGGGTACGCCTTCCAAAACTCGTCAAATTCCGTCGTGGATGCGCAAGCGAGCGAAGCGAGCGATAGATCTGACGTAGACGTTGACGCAGACGCAGACGCAGACGCAGACGCAGACGCAGACGCAGACGGGTCAACCATTGGCGCACCGCGGTTGGACAGTGGCGCACCGCGGTTGGTCAGTGGCGCGCCAGTGTCCAACCGGGGCGGCGCAGGTCGAGCAAATTCAAGCTCTCGGCGCTGCAGGCTGCGCTTCCAGGTCCACGTCGCATGCTCGTTGAGATCGTGCACGACGAGTCGCACCGTGGCGCAACGGTCAAGCCACCGCGTCGCAACGAGGCTCGCGATGAGTCGCGTTGCGTCGCCCGGGTAGCCGATCCCCTGCGCAATGTCGGCGTCGCTGAAGCGCCCGACGTCACCCCGGATCGCATAGTCATACGTCCAGTCGAGCAACGCCTCGAGGAGGCCGAGCGCTTCAAAGGGCCGCATGTCCAGCGCCGTGGCGAGGGCAAGCAGTTTCGGGTGTCGGATGGTGCCGTGTTTCATGCCGACCGCCCCGAGACACCCATCGCCGCACCTCCTCCCGATACGGGTCACTTCCGAGCCGTATCGACCCGAGTCCCTGTCACCACTCTGTCACCACCAGCGCCGCACGCGACGCCGGTCGGCACCGGGCCGCACCCGACGCCAAGCGCGTGGCGCAAGGCTTTCCGCCGACTTGCCGGCCCGCCCCCGACGGGCCGCCGGGGTGGGTCAGGCCCCGGGCTGCCTTTTAAGCAGCGGGTCCCCGGTTCGATCCCGGGACGGCTCATGAGTCTTTTCCACCACTTCCGGCGGCGTCCCGGGTCCGACCCCGCCCGAGTGTCACCACTTTGTCACCACGAGCCCGGCGCGCAACGCGTAACATGGCGTCGTCGAGGAGCGCAACGCCGCGGGTGGGGCGTGCCTGGAAGGCACTCCCATACGTGCCGATCGTCGTCGTGATGTCGCGGTGCCCCATCTGCTGCTGCACGTATTGCGGCAGCTCGGTCGTCGCCAAGGTCGAGCCAAAGGTGTGCCGCAAATCCTGCGGCGTCACCGGCTCGAGCCCCGCCACCCCGGAGAGCCGGCGCAGCGCCCGGCGCACGTTGTGGGCGTCGAGCACGGTGCCGGCGAGGGACGGAAAGAGCCACCGCCCCAGCGACCGCCCCGCCGCGGCGGCGGCGATCTCCAACCCCGAAATATGCGCCTCGAGGACCTCGGCGAGCCCGGGGCTCAAATCGACCTCCCGCGGCCCGTGCTTGGGGCTTTCGAGCTCGCCCGTGCGGTCGCTCACGGCCTGGCGGATGCGAAGCCTCCGCGCCTCAAAGCGGACGTCTGACACCTCGAGCGCAAGCACCTCGCCCACACGCAACCCGGCGCGGTCGAGGGTCAAGACGAGCGGGTACCATGCCCCCTCGCCATCGGTGCGGGCGGCCTCAAGGAGCATCCGGCGCTCGGCCGGCTCGAGCACCCGTTGCGCCGTCGCGGCTTGCCGCTCGTGCGCCGTCGGTTGGAGCCGCAGCTTGCGCCCCAACTTGGCGGCGACGTTGCCCGTTAGGAGCTCGTCGTCGATGGCGGCATTCAGCATGGCCCGGATGGCCGAATAGACGAGCCGGACGGAGCTGCGGGCGAGCGGGCGCCCGCTCACGCCCGCCCGCTGGCAGCTCGCGAGGAACGCCTTGACATCGGAGCGGCGGAGGTCGGTCACCCGGAGCGTGCCGAGCCGCGGGACGATGTAGAGCCGGACCGCCGCGGCATGGGCATCAAACGCCCGGCGTTTGAGCGTCGGCGGCGCGATCGTCTGAAGCCAGTGGGCGGCGTAGTCTGCGACCGTCGAGCGCGGGTCGACCCGGGGCCGGAGCCGGCCGCGACGGTAGATGCCGATCCGGGCCGCTTCGGCGACGGCGTCAGCCTTGCTCGCATGCGTCGTGCGGTGGCGGATCCCCGCCGCGTCGCGGTAGTCGTGCGCCCAGCCGCCGCGCCATTTAAAGACCGCCATTACTCATCCGGGCCCTTCGTCCATGCAGTGTGGCCAGGAGCGTAAGGCTGGTGGCGGCGAGCGGCGTCACGCCGCGCTTGCCTTGTTCCCAGCGGGCGACGGTCGTTACGGTCACGTTGAGCGCCGCCGCGAGCTGGCGTTGGGTCCAGCGGAGGCGGCGACGGAGGGCCACCACGTCGTCGCGTGTCATGCGGAGGCATATACCGTTGGCCTATGCCGTGTGCAAGCGGGCGGAGGTCGCCGCGGCGGAACTTGAGCCGCCCCTTGGACACACGGGGCAGCGCCACGAGCTCGCCCCGCTCGACCCGGGCATAGAGGGTATCGAGCGAGATGCGCAGGACGCGGGCGGCCTCGTCGGAGCGCAAGATCTCGTCGTCGTTGCTCGGCGCCGTGACGACGACCGGCGGCGGCACCGGCACAATGGCGCTGCGCTCCCGATAGAGCCGCTGCTTGCTCACGACGCGCAGCAAATGAAACTGCGAGCGCGGCAGCTCGTCGATAAATTCGGCGAGCTCGTCGAGGGAAAAGAGTGCGGCGGCGGCGGCGAGGGCACGAGCATGCACGGCTAGCGCGTCCCTTCCCTGCGCGCCCCCGATGCCACTCGCCCCCGATTGCGCATGCGTGCGACCTTGCGGGCGCACCCCGGCCGCCCGCATGTAACCGCCCCACCACCGCCGCGCCCCTTTTGCC